CTTATGTTGGGTTGTTGGATAACACAACTTCTTATACAGACTTCACCATCCTTCCTTTACTTGGCGGGACTCTTACAGGAGGAACTATCCGTGTCTATGGATACCGAAACTAACAAGCCCCTACTCATCCAAATCGACGACGAAGTACGCGAAATGACACCCGAGGAGGTGACCGCCCATGAAGCGTCTATTGCCGATAGCCCTGCTTTGCCTAGTGCTGACTAGCTGCGCAGACCGTGTGCGCTACAACTGCGACGACACCCCCAACAACGGACTGACTGAAAGACGATGCCCATGAAACCCGAAAACCGCCTCTCCAACGAAGAAATCAAAGCCCGACTCATTCTCATCGTCGGCGTAGGACTCACAGTGTCCTTTGTTATGGCCATTGGGTCTCTCATATTTGGACTGCTATTCGTGACACAACCTCTTGAGCAGTCACCTAATGACGCTGAAGCGTGGGGCGTCCTGTCTCCGATGCTTATGACCCTCGCAGGCGGTCTTATCGGTCTGTTGGCTGGCAACGGCCTGAAGGACAAGCCAAAGGAACCACAGCCATGATTAGCACCACCGTCACAGTCGGCACCACCCCAACTTTGCTAATGGCAGGCGCCACAGGTACACGCACGATCTACTTGCATGTCATCGGCAACACCATTGTCTATTTAGGCGGCGCAACCGTCACGACCGCTGCAGGTACAGCCGTAGAAAAGCACACAAGCCCTTTCCCCATCACCCTCCGGGACGGCGACACCCTGTACGGCATTGTTACATCTGGAACCGCCGACATGAGAGTTCTAAGGGACAACTAATGCCTCGCAAGTATCCGTTCTACCCGTCTTGGGATGGTGGCTCAACTTCACCTGTTACCAAGAAGTTCTACGACCTGTGCAAGCGCCGTTGGGCTTTCACCAACCTCGGCATGTACGCCAACCGCCCAATGCGTGGCAGTAAGAACCTCAGCGTTCACGCCACAGGCTTTGCAGTGGACATGGGCTACCCTGCGACCCGTGCAGGCCGTGCCACCGCCCGTGAAGCATGGGACTGGTTCCTAGAACACTCAGAAGCACTGCTCATCTGTGAAATTCACGACTACTCGTATCTCAACCCAAAGCAAGACCCAAGCGATAAGACGGCCTATGGACGTGGCTACCGATGCTCTAGGGGCGAAGGCACCAAAGGCGTCAAAGTGTTTACAGCCTCAGACAACGCTGGCACTCCGGGTGGCGCTTGGCTTCATGTTGAGGTGTCTAACGAGTGGGAATCTGCTGAGGCTTTTGAAGCTGCGTGGCGCGCTTTGCCTAAGCCTGTAAAGACTCCGTAGGGGCTTGGTCTCTCCTATGGGCTAGGGGGGCTGGTTGTGTTGTTTCTCCCTTTCGCCAGCCTCCCGACTTCGAATGCTTGACTTGTGTTTACACAACAGGCAGAATGTTTACACGGGCGACCAAGCGCCCCCAAACAAAGGAGACAACATGTTTGACGACTTGCCACTGTTTCGCAGTGCAGACCCAATTACCTCAGTGCTAGGCGCTGGCAATGTAAAGCCACGCAGAACCTCACAAGCGATGCTTTTACTCGCTGAGTACCAACACGGCGGACTGACCGATGAAGAGGCTGGTATGGCCTCTGGACTGGCTCTCAAGCCAAAGTGTTGCTACTGGAAGCGTTGCTCAGAACTTCGTGCCATCGGCTTTATCATCCCAACAGGCGAAACCCGTCTTTCGACGGCTGGCTCCGCCATGCAGGTCTGCGAAATCACCGAGATAGGCGAAGAGGCGCTCCGATGATATTCTTCGTGACCGTCCCCATGTTCATCTTTTTCTCGTGCCTCGTGTACAGCCTTTGGCTAGCCTCAGACATAGAAACACACTGGCAAGACCCACCGTATGACTGGAACTTCGAAGACGAAGACCTGTGGCTCGAAGAGCCTGCCCCATTGGACTATCAAAGCAGAGAAGATTGAAACGTGTATCGCTGTGCCTCGCACTACTCACCCTATTTATCCCGACCACAAAAGCAGAAGCTGCACCCCAGTGGAAATGCCCACAGTGGCACACCATGCTCCGTAAACACGGGTTACCCGTGGCGGTCTTCGACCACATCATGTGGAGGGAGTCAAGGTGCATCCCTACGGCAGTCAGCCGTCCTAACGGTAACGGCACCATTGACTCGGGGCTTCTTCAGATCAACTCTTCGTGGCGTACGCTCACTGCTCGGACGTGTAAACGCCCGTATCGTCAGGTCATCAAAAGTCTGACAGACCCTTCTTGCAACCTGAAGGTGGCTCGCGTTTTGTGGGCTGGTGGTAAGGGTGCATCTAATTGGCGTGTAACCTCAGGCCAGTAACTGTAAACATCAAGGAGAAACTGATGAACCAACACAAGACCAAGGTGATTGCAATACGCGTCACTCAAGAGCAATACGACGGCCTTATGTGCTTGAAAGGCGATGTCAAGATGGGCAACTATCTCTACATGTCTTTATTGCCTACTTTGAACGCTGGCATTGCCGAAGTAAACAAGGAGCGCAAGAAGGCCGAAGCCAAGGCAAAGCGCCTTGCCAAGAAGGAGGCTGCACATGGGCTTCAATCTTGACGACTACGAACCAGTAGCAGTACGACACTCACGCTGGCTTGCACAACACCCCAACGGACGCACCATTACACACATGGTCTCCGTACCCGGTGCCGATGTTTGCGTGATCCGTGCAGAACTATGGCTTGAAGACCTCTGCATCGCTACTGGTTACGCCGAAGAAGTCCGTGGCGCAGGCAATGTAAACCGCACTAGCCACGTTGAGAACTGTGAAACATCCGCTGTGGGACGCGCATTGGCTAACGCTGGTATGGCTGGCACCGATGTAAACAAACGCCCCAGCCGTGAAGAAATGAGCAAGGTGCAAAACACCGCCCCGAAAATGCGTATAACACAATCATCGTCCGCAAAAGTGGATGATGTGACAGTGAAAGGAAACCAATTTGGAGACCTACCCGACTGGCTTATTCTCGAAGCGTCTCAAGCAGGTGTCACCCAAGTATGGGACAACCGAGACAAAGTCGCAGGAACTAAGCGACCATGGTTCAAAGACGTCAATGGAGACAAAGCGTTCTGGCCACCAAGAGGAACACCAAACCCAATCATCGCCACCCACGAAGACGATTTGTCAGAGTTCCTAACAGATGAGGAGCCGTTCTAATGGAAACGCAACCAACACAGCAATACCTCGAAGACCTGATACGAATGGTTGAAGACCTTGAAATACAATTCAAAACCCTGAACTCTGTCATTGTGCAACTACAAGCCGAACGTGACGCCTACCGCGAACTAGCACTAGGCGTAAACCGTGGGTAAGGCCATGCTTTGTCCGTTCTACACCTGCAAAGCCGAAACCGCCGATTACTGCACCATGCACCGACACCTACTGCCAGCAATACAGCGCGTAGTAGATCACCACGACCCTGAAGGCATCTGCTCATTCAATGTAAACGTGGCGAACCTTCTGCCTATGGTGCAAATGATGGAAGAGCAATACCGAGCCAACAAACGCTTGGAGCGTGAGTTACGGCATTACGAGACTGAGATTGCGAGGCTCCAAGGTGGCAGGTGAAGCAACCGAACGCATCTTCCAATCGAAGGTGGAGCAGATAGCAAGCATGAACGGCTGGCTTATTCATCACCCGTCACCGCATCAGGTTCGTCCGGGTGTGTGGCGCTCCGACGGCAAAGGGTTCCCCGACCTTGTGCTAGCGCACCGTGAGCGTGGCATCATCTTCGCTGAACTCAAACTAGACAACGGCAAACTGTCACCGATGCAGGTCATATGGGCCAACGCACTCAAACCCCATGTCGAGCATTATGTGTGGCGACCAAATCAGCTAGAGATGATTGCAGAGCGCCTTGGGCGCAAGTAGCATCCGACTTGCCTAGGGGTTTAGGTTCACGCAGAGCAGCCCCTAGGCACCTACAACCGAGAGACGCATGGCCTCGTTGGGAGTTGTACTCAGCAGGTGTAACACTCGGGAACGAGGGTAGAGCCCCATGCCTGAGCAGGGGTACAGCGTCCAAACGTCACAAATGTCAATGGTGTCCGTCCACTGGTGTAACACATCCGGCAGCCATACCTCGTAGGTAGAACTGTGGGGGGCTATCACCGCACCGACTCATC